AAGAAGCAGCAAATCGGAAGACTGCCAAGGCAACTAGTCGTGGTACCGATATGCACACTCTCACTGAGGCATTTCTTAAAAATGAAAAGCAACCGACAGTGCAACCACTGTCTCACTTGCTGTTCAATATTGCAAAGAAAGATCTAGAACGCATCAACAATGTATACTGTCTAGAGTCTGGTCTCTACAGCGAGTTTTTAGGTGTGGCAGGCACCGTTGACTGTATTGCTGAGTTTGATGGAGAACTCGCAATCATTGACTTCAAAACATCTGCTAAACCAAAGAAACGAGAGTGGATTGACCACTACTTCGTGCAATGTGCGGCTTATGCCTGCATGTTCTATGAAATGACTAATATTTCCGTCAAAAAGTTTGTTATCATCATGGCATGTGAAGACGGAACCTGTGAAATTTATGAGGAATATGACAAGACAAAATACATTAGAATGCTTACTAGATACATCCGAAACTTTGCTGAAAATCATCTCGCCGCCAATCATGGACAATGAATTACAGGCGGAGATCGCCAAGAAATTTCTCACCCCAGAAAAGTTTGCTGTAGCGATCGAGAAGATTGTGAAGGATGATAACATCAACTACATTGATGCTATTGTTCTCTACTGTGAAGTCAACGGTGTCGAGATTGATACTATCCCTAAGTTGGTGTCGAAACCACTGAAGGAAAAACTCAAACGAGATGCCATGGAGTTGAACTTCATGAAGAAGACTACAAGAGCAAAGTTACCACTCTAAATATTTCAAAACCTGTTAGAGAAAATGTCTGAGTTTTTTGAGTCTGATATAGTAAGAGGAGAGTTGGAAGAGATTGAAAGACTTCAATCTGAAATCCATGGAGATCTGTTTGCCTTTCCAGCATTGCCACACGATGAGCAAAAAGAGCATCTCGTCAACCTTGTTAAACTCGTGGAAAAGCAAAGAGTTCTCTACACAAGAATTTGTCTTAGCGAAGATGAAGATGCTAAGACAATGAAAGAGAAAATTGAACAATCTGCTTTAATGATGGGATTCTCTGATCAAGTTTCTGTCATGCAAATGTTTGATGGCATGATTCGATCAATCCAAAACATCCTTGACAGTCCACCATATAGTAATGAGCCAGTATGAATTTCCAGTCCCTGGTATTCTCGTAAAAGAGAACGCTGCGACTGATGCAGAATGCAATAACTTGCTTGCATTTTACAAAAAGAATAAGAAACTGCAGCAACCTGCACAATCATTTTTTACAAACGACGGCAAAGCAAAGAAAGGAACTGAACTTTGGATCAGTCCAGAATCTAAAGAGAAAGATCAAGAGTTCGTCATTAGTCAGATCAATAACGCTTTATTCGGTGGAGCAGCTGAATACGTCAAGCAATATCCAATTCTTGAAGTGGCACAACACTGGAGAATGGAACCAATTGTAGGTTTTCAGCATTACAAACCAGGTGAAGGATATAATATGCTTCACTATGACAACATGAATCAGTACACCATGCCTAGGATGATGACCTGGTTCCTTTGTCTCACTGATTCTCCTGGTGCTGGTATGGTATTTCCATACCTTAATTATACCGCTGAGTGTAAGAAGGGAACGCTTTATATCTTCGCCAATGGACTGACACACTCGTATAAAGATGTTCTAAACAAACAGCAATCTAAGACTGTTATCCATGGTTTCTATGCTATGATGCCTATGGAGGGAACCACCGGACACATGGCACAAGAGATGTCACAACAGTCCCTAAATATCGTCAAGTAGGCTTGACAACCTTTCATTCCTCTGGTATGATAAAGTCGTCTTCATCCAACACTATCCAATCATCCAATGTCATTTGCTAATCTAAAGAAACAATCCAAACTCGGCTCTCTGACCTCTAAACTGGTCAACCAAGTCGAGAAGATGAACAAGTCTGCTGGTTCTAGCGACGAACGCTTGTGGAAACCTGAAGTAGACAAAGCAGGTAATGGTTATGCCGTTATCCGCTTCCTTCCTCCCCCTGATGGTGAGGACATGCCTTTCGCCAAGGTATACTCTCATGCTTTTACCGGCCCTGGTGGTCAGTGGTATATCGAAAACTCCTTGACTACTCTCGGTAAGGATGATCCTGTTTCGGAGTTCAACTCGCAACTCTGGAATAACGGTACTGACGCTGGTAAAGAACAGGCACGCAAGCAAAAGCGTAAACTGTCTTACATTAGCAACATCTATGTTGTCAAAGACCCTGCTAATCCTCAGAATGAGGGTAAGGTCTTCCTGTACAAGTACGGTAAGAAGATCTTTGACAAGATCATGGCTGCAATGCAACCTGAATTTGAAGACGAAACTCCCATCAACCCCTTTGATTTCTGGCAAGGTGCTAACTTCAAACTGAAGATCAAGCGCGTTGCTGGTTATTGGAATTATGACTCCAGTGAATTTGCTATTCAGGGTCCTCTTCTTGACGAAGATGAGGAGATGGAAGCAATCTGGAACAAAGAATACTCTCTCCAAGAGTTCCTTGCACCAGATCAATTCAAGTCTTATGATGAACTGAAGGCTCGCCTTGAACTAGTTCTTGGTAAGACGAATCCTCCTCGTCCCGCTCGTGTGGAAGAGGATCTGGAAGATGAAAGTGAAGGTCGTGGCAAAGTCGCTGAACTAGATGACGATCTCCGTTCTGAACTTGCTAACCTCTCTTCCTCTGCAACTGAGGAAGAAGACGAGACTCTCTCTTACTTCCAGAAGTTGGCAGAATAGACCGCCTAGTGGTAAAAAATGGGGTGATAGTCTTACTACCACCCCATCTGTAACTAGGAAAATTATAACTTAATCCCACTTACTATTCCAAATCGAGGTTTTCTTGAGATGTCCTATGGCTGTCTCAAGAGCCTCGATTCTTTGTAGGAGATCAGCACTATCGCCACCACTGTGACTATGTTGTGCTCCTTCTAATGCTTTTAATCGTGCCTCTACTTCCACATCATACCTGGACATAGCTGCACCACTTGCAGACTTCGCTGCTGATCCTTTGGCGGCCATAATTTTAACTAAGAATGTACCCAGTTATTTAGATTAGGGTGACTTTGTTCTGATGTTATCGCCTCTCTTGAGATCACTTGTAACATACTGACTAGATCTTCTATAGAACATCTCAGTCTTAGTGTCCTCCAAGAACTGTGATAGATACTCTCTTCTCAGAATAAAGATGCCTCTCTTCTCATCATTCTTTCTAGTTTCATAATCAATATTTGTAACACCTGCAACTGGATTTAGAGTTGCTGTCTTATCATCTGGATCAGGAATAGTAAAGTTAGCATCAACGATACTTCCAGCGCCGAGAATAAGACGATTATTAGAATCTTTGACCTGAGTTGTTTCATAATAACGTATATCGGTAATCTTTGAACCATACTTCTCAGAGCAGAAAGTTCTTAGATCTCTATCAGATAGAGGCCATTCATTTCTAACATTGATGATATTGTTGGTAATGAGAACAACCCAGTCGAGTTCTGCATTGTCATAGACTTTTTGTGCTACGACATCAGGTCTGTCATTGCCTTCAATCTGATACTCATTATAGAGTTCTACAACACCCTTGATGTCATCTCTGAGTTTAACTCTACGAAATAGATTCTTTGCTTTTACAAAGTCCTGGGATCCGTTCCTGTCCTCTAGTGGAGAGACATAATCTAGATCAGGTACTTCTCTAAAATAACCCATTAGTATCCTACTCCTTCTAATCCTACACCCTTATCATACTCTTCAGCGTAGATAGGATTGAGTTCTTTGAATGATAATTGCATCTGCATATGCACGGGAGTTCCGTTATCATATGTTGCATACTGACCAGATGCAGTATAATTTACTGCCATGTTATCCAGAGCCATGACCTTAAACTTATTCAAGAACGGATGATCTGAACTTCCCGATTTGTATGTCAGACGGAACACATTTGGTGCTGACAGTAAGATATTGTTTACACCTGTAGTGCTCTTAGCAGACATCGCTTTCTTGAACATGCGAATAATCTTCTTTACTGCCTCACCTTCAGGACCAGATCTAGGTACAAAGTTAAAGTCAAATGTAAAGGATCTTAAAGCAACACCAGTGAACAAGAGTTCTAAGTTTGGGTTGATGATCTGACCAGTGGTTCTAGATAACAAACCTTCAAAGGATGTATTAGCACCAAAGACATTTGCTGCCATTGATCCAAAGAACAATGAACTTGCGTCTTGTACACCTCCACTACCTAGAATTTCTTTAGTTCCACCAATAACATTATTTACTATTCCAGAAAGACTACCAAGAAGATTATCACCTCTAACTCCCTTTGCTACTGCTCCAACAGCAGCTGCAGCGATAGAGTTTAGATTATCCTCTCCATAGGTTACTGCTTGAGAATCTGAGATATTGCCTGGTATAGGGAGGATTACACTATTAACAACTTGGCCATTGCTATACTGATCACTAGCTCTTTTCAATTTAAAGGCGCTTTTACCATCACCTTGAATCAATGGGTTTCCACCCTTTTGACCATATATTTTCTTATATTTCAACTCCTCAAACAACAGGAAGTCTGTGCGTTTATCGATGATCCCGAGCGGGTATCTTAGTGGTGCATTTGCCATCGAGACCTAGAAGTTGTCTATTTAAGTATTTAGACGGAATTTTTGATATGGAATAGTTCTTAACTGTTCTTTCTCTTCTTGGGTACATTGATAGAGGTTTCCCTGCACCTCCTCCCATGTATATCGACGCGGCATTTCCCAGTGAAAACTTATCGCATCAAATCCCCATTCGTAAGTAGTAGTGCAAGCTACGAGTGGGTGTTCGTCATATTGAATGTTTGGTGTCTTTGGTAGATAGATGAAGGTATAAAAATTACCAGGTATTGCAACTTGATCGACAGTACCAGAAAGTGCTTCCATAATGTCAATCATTAGTTCATCAGCATCTTCTGTGCCGATCAAGTTGTCTAGTATGGGTTGTATTCTACTCATTAGTCGGTGTAACCATCGTCATCGTTGAGTTCTTCATAACTAAGTCCACGAGTGTTATCTTGTTCGTCGAGACCAAATTCAACTCTTAATTGTTCTGCTTTTAGTTTTCCTAGAAGGACTTCTAAATCTTGGATTAGTTCTTGGGTGTGACTTGTTTTCATTTTTTCTTACCCCCTTTCTTATTTCCTTTCTTAACAGTTCGCTTATCTGTTTTAGACTTTCCTCCTTTGTGAATCCATTTAACCATCACTTTATCCCCAATTCTTTTTCAGTAAAGATTTTGAACTCCCATCTTCTATCATCACAAAACTCTTTCGCAGCTTGCCATTTTGCTTGGTTTTTAGCATACTCGGCAACCTCATAAATGTAACCTTTTGTTTTCTTCTCCAAGATGGGTGGTTGTTGTGTTTGTCTGAAAGGTTTTACTTCGATAAGTGATCTTCTAATTTTACCGTTTGCGTCTTTGTATTTGATATAAAAGTCTGGAAAGTATCTGTGTATTCTATTGTCTAGTGGTGATCTATATGGGATGGCGATCTCCTCACTACCCCACTCTATGATGTTCTCATTCTTGTCACAATAGACCATGAACTTTCTTTCCCACAAACTGCGATAAATAATGTTTGTAGGGTTCCCTCTATACTTCTTTGTATTACTGGGTCTATATTTGCCTTGATATGACATAGAGTGATCACTGTATTAGAGATATTTAGATGTCAATCGCAAAAAAGATTACAGAAGTAGCACCACTTCTGACTAGACTTGCGCAAAGTTCGCATTACGAACTGCGCATGACTGGGTTACCTGGTGATGTTATGACCTTCTTAAATGCAAGAGGTGTATCCACTGCATTTATCAACGGTGATGCAGGTTTACTTTGCTATGAGGCTGTTCTTCCTGGATCTTCTCTTGCAACTGCTGACATCTACGGTGACTTCATGGGAGTCACACAAAAGTATGCTCACAGTAGAATGTATGATCAACTGACACTTGGTTTTTATGTTGACCTTGACTATAGTGTATTGAAGTTATTTGAGCACTGGATTGAATATATTGCATCAGGTTCCGACGAGAGTAAGTCTCAGACAGGATACTATGTTAGAATGAGATATCCAGATTCTTATAAGTGTGCAACTGGATTCTCTATCACAAAGTTTGAGAAAGATGATGCAATCCAACCTCTCGAATACAACTTCTTCAATATCTTCCCAACATCCTTGAGTTCTACTCCTGTCTCTTATGATGGATCTCAAGTCCTGCGTGTCAATGTAAGTCTTTCTTATGACACATATCAGTGTGGAAAGTCATCTAGTGCTGCTAGAGCAAGGAATACTGATGAAAATAAAAGTGGTGGAAATACCTGATATATACTATATGACATGAATCGGTTATTATGCCTTTACCAGTAATTGCAACACCCACGTACGAACTTACTATTCCATCAACTGGCAAGAAGATTGAGTATAGACCTTTTCTTGTGAAAGAAGAGAAGATTCTTCTGCTGGCAATGGAGTCAGAAGATAATAAACAAATCACCAAAGCCGTAAGACAGGTTCTATCAAACTGTGTCGTCACTAAAGGTGTCGATGTAAATGATCTAGCGACGTTTGATATTGAACTGTTGTTCCTAAACATTCGCGGCAAGTCTGTTGGTGAAAAGATTCCCATCATTGTCACATGTGAAGACGACGGTAAAACCGAGGTCGAGGTTGAAGTTGATGTTGATGATATCAAAGTAACATTCAACAAAGCACATAAAGACACAGTTGATATTGGTAATGGTTACTTCGTTAAGATGAAGTATCCCAAGTTTGAAGAATTTGTTGAGAATAACTTTGTTGGTGGTGGAGACGAGTCTTTCAAGTTAATTGCAAAGTGCGTCGATACCATCTACAACGATGAGGAATCATGGGATTCGGCTGACTTTACTGAGAAGGAAATGGTCGAGTTTCTCGAACAGTTCCCGACTTCACAGTTTAAGAGCATCGAGGCATTCTTCGAGACAATGCCTAAACTAGAGCACTTGATTACTGTAACAAATCCGAAGACTAAGAAGAAGAACAAAGTTCTTCTGGAGGGACTGGCATCTTTTTTCAGCTAGCACTCTCACATGAAAATGTAGAGAGTTACTACAAGACAAATTTTGCCTTGATCCAGCACCATAAATATAGCTTGACAGAGTTGGAAAACATGATCCCTTGGGAGCGTGAAATTTATGTTAGTCTGCTGTCTCAGTATCTTGAAGATGAAAGATTAAAGGATCAGCAGGCGAATGGCATCAGGTAAAACTGACAACTTATTAAAAGCGATTCTGGCCGAGGGAAAAGATCCCGAGACTGGTGAATACTTATCGCCTACAGAACGCAAGGCGATGTTCAAAAAGGTCAAAATCTCTGGTTCCAAAGTATTTGGCAGAGGTGGTGGCGGAGGAAACGTAAGAGGCGGAAGTCGAGGGTCGCTCCCTGGTGCTGGTGGGGGAGCACTTGCTCTCAGGAATCCACAAGCCGACGCAATGGAGGACATTGCGACTAAGTTAGATAATATTTTTGTACTGATCAAACGAGATGCAGATCAGGAAAGAAAGCAGAGAGCAGTAAATCAAGAGGCTCAGAGAAAAGCAAGAGAAAAACTTCTTAGAGGTTCTGCCGAGACACAACTAGAGAGTGTCAATAAAGAGAAAGAGAAGAAGACAGATGATGCCAAGAAAGGCATCAAGATGCAAGTACCATTCCTGGAGAAACTTGCTAAGTTTTTGATGATCTATGTCGCTGGATGGGCGACGGATAAGTTCATCAAGATGTATCAAGGTGCTCTTGATAACAATATTGCAGAACTCACTAAGTATAGAGACATACTTATTGATCAACTTGGTAAGTTGTTTGCACCTGTTGCAAATATCGCAGGTGGATTCGCAGCATGGATTGCAAAGACTGTTGCTAGAATCACAAAATTTGCAGGCAGGGTTACCAAGCAAGTATTCACCAAACTTTTTACAGCAGTCAGAGCAGCTGCTGTTGGAATGCTTGACAGACTGAAGAGCATTGTCAAGCAACCTCTAAAGACACTTCTTAATAAGGCAGGAAATCTTGCCAATACAGTTAAGCAAGGAGCGATCCAAGGAATAGATAACCTCACCAAACCCATGGTGGGACTGAGAAATTTCCTTGGTACTGCAGCAGGGAAGTCAAAGCAATTCTTAACTCCTCTTGTAGAGAATGCCGCAAAGAGATTACAAGGACTTAATCCTCTCAAAGCAGGAAAGCAAATAACCAAGAGTATTACAGGTGTTCTTGGTAGGGGAATGGGTGCCATTGGTAAGGGACTCATGAAGTTCCTGAAAGGACCTGGTATTGGCGCTGCTATCAGTGGATTTATTAGTGTTAGAAACAGACTTGGTGAAGGACAAAGCCCAACTCAAGCTATTCTTGCTGGTTCTCTGGAAGGTCTGACCTCTGGTGCTACCGCTGGTATCGTGGCATCTGCATTAGGTGCTGCCATTCCTGGTTTGGGATTCCCAATCGGTCTAATTGCTGGTGGATTCCTTGGTGATGCCGTTGGTAAAATGATTGTCAAACCAGTTGATGATTGGTTTGCGGCAAACTATCAACCAAGTGAATTTGATACCAAGTTCTTCCCAGAATGGGCCTCCAAGCAGAATGATACGGTCAGAGCAGCACTATCTCTTGACAGAAGAGATACCAACATGGCAGCAGGTGCTGGAACTGGTAATGAATCTAGACTATCTCCTGGTGGAGCAGTCAAGAACGCAGATGTAATTACACCACAGAGAAAGCCAAGAGTCAGTCCACCTACGATGCCACCTGTCTCTGCCGCTGCAGCACAACCAGCAGTCCAAACTGTACCAAACAAACAACAGGTTACAGGTTTGCCTGCAGTTAATCCAACAAATGAGTCCAATCCATACCTGGCATTCTCATATTCCGTCTATAATGTATTAGTCTAATGGCAGTAGGAGCACTCGCGATACGTCCTATAACCAAAACTGCTGCTATGGCGGTTGGTGGCAACTCGGCTGCGCGTGCCAAGAAAACAACTATTAATATTGAAAAAGTTCTTAGAAAGAAAATTAAAGATAGAAACTCTGCATTTTCAAAACAAAGAAGAACTGCTGCTCGTGTTAAGGAACAAGGTACAAGAACAGCAAATGAGGCAGGACTAGAGAAAGTATCTAAGTTCAGAATGAATTTGTTGGATAAAGTTCCAAACACTGCTGTTAATGCATTTGCTAGGTTGATGAACTTCCTAGGTATTTACCTTACTGGTTGGATCGTAGATAAACTGCCTAAGATCATCAATGCTTTGAAAGATCTGCAGAAGAGAATTCAGTTTCTGTCTGGACAATTTGGTAAGTATGTTGAGGCAAGTGTTGGACTTATCACGGCAACTGGTAAACTGATTGCTGCTAAAGGTAAGCAACTTCTTACTCTGGATTTTGGTGATAAGAGTGGAGATGTTAAGAAGGCACAGGATGAACTTGATAAGGCCTATGACACACTAGAGAAAGACTTTGATGATGCAGTGAAGATATTAACTGCTCCTCTAGGTCAATACCCTACAGAGACTATCGAAGATAAAGATCTTCCTACTGCTACTGGTAGTGGAGGACCAACAATTCCTGTTACTGGAACAGACGCAGAGAAATATAAGAAGTTCTATGAGATGGCAAAGAAATCTGGTGCCAAGTATCCAGAGTTAGTTGCTGCACAATTTGCATTGGAATCTGGATATGGTGATTCGGTATCAGGTGCCAATAATTATTTTGGTTTGAAGGCAACTGGATCTGAGTCAGGTGCTTCAATGCAAACGACTGAATTCCGTGGAGGCGTAGAAGGAAGAGAGACTGCTAGATTCATGAACTTTGACAGCGCACAAGGATCTGTCGATACTCTTGTCAATAGATGGTATAAAGATTATAAAGGGTACAAAGGAGTTGATCGTGCTGGTAGTGCAGCAGAGGCTGCTCAGCAATTGCAACAACAAGGTTATGCGACTGATCCTACCTATGCCAGCAAACTTCAAAAGATAATGAAGCAGAATAAATCCATCATTGGTGCTGGTGATGGTAATCAGCGTAGAGGTGGTGGTCAAACTCCAGCATATTCACAGGCTGTTGCTGTCGGTCGTGCATTAGAGAAAGATGGATACCGTGCATGGCAACATCCAGATTTTAATGTTCAACGAGGATACACTGGTTCTGGTAACGAACGTGTAATGAGAAGGAGTTACAACTCCTATCATAATTTTGGTGAAGCACTTGACTTCCCACTGTCACACAATAGTGAGGCAAGTCTAGACAAGTTATCAAACTATTTCAAAAACAATCGTTCAAACCTTGGTGTTGCTGAACTGTTGTGGAAGAATGATCCTAATCACTTTGATCACCTGCACGTTTCATTCAAAGGTGGTGGTAAGACTGTTGCCAGTATGCCTGGCAGTTCACTGGCTCCATTGCCTGCAGATGAACCTATGACAGCAGAGCAAAGTGCATACTTTGCAAATATAATGGCAGCACTTGCTGCGTCTAAATCTGGTCAGCAACAACCTGTATCTGCACCATCACAACAAACTCAAAGGTCTCCTGCAAAATCTAGTCAGGGTGACGTATTAAATAGTATGTTATTCACTGCTCTATCGTACACATGACCGCAGCACAAGGAGCATCAACCTATAAGGTAATTAACATCGAGTCCAATGACAAGAAAAATGTCGTGGATATTCGTGCTGGTGTTGTCGCGGTTACATACTACGAGGATATCTTTTCCCCTACCGTAACGGCTAAACTAGTTGTTACAACATCTGGTGATGTTGTTGATGGCACTGGACTATACAATGGTTTACCTATTCGTGGTGGTGAGAGAATACAACTCAAGATTGCATCTCCTTTGGGTAAGGGTATTACTTGGGATGACACTAGCGATTACCTGCATGTTGCAAACGTCACAGACGTAATCGCCAGTAATCAGAAAGAAAGATTTGTATTACATCTAGTTTCTAGAGAGGCAATTAGGAATGAAACCTCTCGTGTCTATAAAAGATATGAGGGATCAGCAAGAATCTCTGAAAATGTAAAAACTATCATGCAGGAGTATCTTGCTACAACTGCAAACATTGACGCAGATGATACCCAAAACAAGTATAGTTTTGTTGGCAATACTAGAAAACCTTTCACTGTCCTTCAGTCTCTTGCATCTAAGTCTGTAGCCGGTACAACTGAGAAAGATGCCTCTGCTGGATTTTTATTCTTTCAAACAAAGAGTGGATTCAAATTTAAATCTATTGATGGTCTAATCTCTCAAGAACCTGTAGCAGAGTATCTGTATACAGATGCCAATGCTAGTTCTTTTGATAATGAAACATCTAATAGAATTCTTCAATATAAGACAACAGTCAACAACAATCTGTTAGCAAAGTTAAGAACTGGTCGTTTTTCGTCATATCGTGTATACTGGAATCCCTTGACATTTCAGTTCACACAACCAGATCGAGGTGTATTCAAAAGAGAAGATTATGTTGGAGGTGTAAAGAATCTCGGGAACGAGATGGTCTTGCCAGAGGTAGAAAACTCCGCTGGTCAAACTATCAGTCTCGGTGATGTACCCTCTAGAATTATCACAGGTGTCCAAGATATTGGTACACTTGGAGATAAAGATGACAAGAGTGCTAATGCAGATCCTGGTAAGTATCACTCCCAGGCTCTGATGAGGTACAATTCTCTCTTCACTCAGCAGATCAAAATGGCTGTTCCCTGCAATACTGATCTAGAGGCAGGGATGGTTATTAAATGCAGGTTCCCTTCTGTATCAACGGGAGAGAACAAGAAAGAAACACCTGATCCTGTGCAAAGTGGACTATATATGATTAAGGATTTGTGTCATTACTTTTCTGGTCAGGAGTCATATACTTACATGACCTTAGTCCGTGACACAGTTGGTCTCTACAACCCTAACACATAACCAACATATGGATAGCATCGAACAACATATCGAGAAAGATAAAGATCTGCTTCAAAATGCAGAACTTTCTCCTCAGATGCGTCGTCATACAAAAGACGAACTAGAGCATCTGGAAAAATATCACGAGGCACACCCAGAGGATCACCACGATCCCACCGCTTTTGAAATGTATTGTGATGAGAACCCTGAAGCTGATGAATGTAGAGTTTACGAAAGCTGATTAAATGTCACTAGAGGAATTTGGTAGTTTACAAAG